AGGGGCGATTACTCGCCCGGGGTAATAGTCTGGACAGAGATGCCGTCCAGATACTCAGCGAACAGAGTCATTCCCATGACGGCGAAGCTCTCAGAGACTGCGGTGTGGTAGTTGCCCTGAGTGTGGAAGCCGATGAGGTTGCTTGCCTCGCCCGCAGTGGTGTAGACCAGACCGGCCTTGGAAAAGTCGCTGTCGGCGGGATCAACATAGTACAGGACGATGTTGTCCACCGGGGTTGCGATGACCTTTCCTCGCGCGATTTCGCCGCTGGAAAGCAGGAAGATGGTGTTGTAACCCATGAAGTCCTTGATGTACTGGAAGCCGAACTGGTTCTGGACGGTGATGTTGGCCGCGCCCAGGTACTCGTACACATCCAGAATGTTGGCGAAGCCCACGACGCCAGTGACGGTGCGGTGCATGTTCTTGAACTTGTCCTCAACGCTGCCCTTGGCCATTGCCAGAGCCATCTGGAAGGTCTTGGGGGTGCCTTTCAGAGTGCCGGTGTTCAGGTACTTGTAGAAGCGGTCGGTGACATTCGCGGTCAGCTGGTACAGGAACTCGTCATCGGTCTTCTGAACGGCGACATCGTAGCCGTACTTCTTGATGGCCTCCAGAGAGACGGCCTTGGCGAACTTTTCGACAGTAATGTCAGCATAGGTCTTTTCTTTGACGGTGAACTTGCTGTAGGGGATTTCCTCGCCCTCTGCAACAGTGCCGCTCTGAAGCGTGCCCTCGGCATACTTGCTCTTGAGGGTAGTGCCGGGCTGCATCCGAATGGGGCGCATGATGCCCATGATGTCGCGCAGATGCTGCCAGTTGCGCTGGAAGCGGGTCACGAAGTCGATTTCTCGGGGATTGACGGTAATGTCGGTAGTTACGATAAGGTTTTCTTTTGCTGCCATGTGTTATTCCTTTCCGCCGCCCGTGAAAAGGTCGGCATTTGCTGCAATGGCCGCCTGACGTTCGCCAGCGTCCTTGATTGCAAAAATTTGGTCTTTGGTCATTTTGGAGCCGGTGTTGGTGGGCGGAGTGTCCACCTTCGCGCCGGTGGTGGTCGTAGTGCCTACGAAGTCGCTCCAATCAGCTTTCAGGCTGTCGGCGTGCTTCTTGGCGTCCTTGACGTTGCCCTTTTCGTCCAGCTCCAACTTGTCGATGTCTTCGCCGGACAGCCGCACAACGCGGTCTGCGTACTTATCCAGCACCCCGGCGGACTTGAGCAGCTCCCGGAACTTGGCTTCCTTGGCTGCGTGGGTATCCTTCTTGGCCTGCTGGGCCTTGTAGTCGGTCAGTGCCTTTTCAGCGGCTTCCTTGCCGCCGTTGGCTGCGTCCCGGTCCTTTTCGGCTTTGGCGAGGGCTGCGTTCTTCTCATCGAGCTGGTTCTGCAAAGTGTCCGTTTCCTCATGCAGCACGTCCAGAATTTTCTTGAGCTTGCCGCTGGTGTCGGTCGTTTCATCTTCCAGAATCGCCCGGAGAGTCTTGCGTTCGAGTGCCATGTGATAGTCCTTTCCGCCCTTGCTCGGGCTGCCATGCTTGGCAATAAGGTTTATTTGCCGGACGTACTGCCGGTGTGGTGCCGCCTGTGGGGCTTGAACCCACGGCCCCCGGATTAAAAGCCCGGTGCTCTGCCAACCTGAGCTAAAACGGCATAAAAAAGCGGCTGACGCCGTGCGCCAACCGCTAGGTATTTAGTTTTAGAGCGAGAATTCACAGTCTGTGTCTGTCGGATAGTCCTGCGCTTCGGCCGGAACATAGACCAAAACAGAAATTTTGGCTCTACCCTCGCCGTATGCGTTATCGCACATCTCCTGAAGTGCTTTGCGTGCCTGAACACCAGCCGCAAACAGCTCTTCGACTTTTGCAGCCTTGGACTTGTTCTTTTCCTTTACCTCAAGCATCTGCTTTTTGATTTCTTCAATTCTTTCGGCAGACTTATGATAAAGTTTTTCTGCGTTTGCCTGCATTTTCACAGCAGTTTCAAGCTGCGCGCTCAAGCTTTCAAGTTCTGTCATCCTTATACCTCCTTGTTTCCTTCTTCCACTGCGATCTCTCGCAGCTCGTCAATGTGTTCTTCCACCGCCGGGCGGAGGAACGGGCGTGGGGCCATGCCCCGGGTAAAGTGCCATTTGCCGTTGAAGTCCTTCCAGACCCACGGCGTTTTGCGTCCGTTTCCCTTCTCAGCAAAAATGCCCGTGCCCAGCTCCACATACACGCTGTAAAACAGGTTGCTGCCGATGGTCACGGTCTTTTTTGCGAGGTTGAGAGCAAAGGTCAGGCTTTGCTTGAGCGCGCCGCCCACGTAGCCCTCAATGCCCGTGCTGTCTGCCGTGCCAGTAGGTACAAGCAGCTGGGCGTAGTCCTGCACCTTCATGCCCCAGATGGTCAGCACCCGCTCTGCCCATAAATCCAGAGCTTCATGCAGCTGCGGGGTGTTGTCGGTGAATTTGATGTCGTACTCAAATTTCATCGGCATCTTCCCCTTCTTCCTCCTGCTCTGCCCAACGTCTTTGGATCAGCTCTCCGTTGGAACAAACCGAATCCAGTACAGCGTCAGCCTGCATATGAGCAGAAACAAGAGCTTTATCGGACATTTCCATGTGATAATAACCGGTCATGACCTCACCTTTGGCAGTAATGCCTACTACTGCAAGTTTTTTGACCTTCTCTTCTTCAATCAGCTTGAGCGCATCCATAAGCCACGGCGCATAATCGGCATTTGACATTAAGACATTCATTTTCTGAATCCTTCCATTGTCCTAATAAGGCGTTTGTGTGCTCCATGCGGCTTTGCTCCATTTGCGCCGCCGCCCGCTCTCGCGGAGCTGCCCGAACCTCGTTTACTCACGGTAGTGCCTCCTTTCGTATTGAAATGGCTTGATTTTGGTCACGTTCCAGTCGAACTCCGCCGGGCATTTGCCATGCCACAAAATACCGCTTGGTTTCAGTACTTCCAGCGCCTTGCGGCAGTGTTTGGCAAAGCACTCTGCTTCGTATGGGTCAGATTGTGTGCCGTGGCTCGAAATGCTCACAATGGCGTTTCTCGGCTCACCATCAAAGCTCCAATCATAGCTTTGCTCACCGCACCAGCAGAGCGTTGGAATGACGTGGATGCCGTGCGCCTGCCAGTATGCAGCCAGCCAGTGCTTTTTGTAGTGCATGAAAAGCTGCACTGCAAGCGGCATATCACTGTAAAGCGAAAAATCCGGCGAACACACCGCACCGAACTGCTGCAAAAGGGAAATGTATTTGTCAGGGTTGTTCCAAAACCGTTCAAACTGATAATCGTCCTTGTAAAAATGCACGCCTTTTGTGGCCTTGTCTTTGGCTGTCAGCGCATAATTGACCGGGATCCATTCCAGCTTGTCAATGCGGATGTCCGTTTCCGGCTTGATTTCAGGGATGCCATACTTGCCCACGCCCGGAAAAATCATTTTCTCGGTGTTTTCCATCGGCAGAATCACGGTTTATCCCTCCAAGCCTTTAGCCTTTCCATCCTTTTTTCCAATAGGTTTCTACCTTAAAATCCAGACCAAGCCTTTGCATTTTCTTTTTGGACATATAGTAGTAAACCGTATGATGCAATGCTGTAGCGTTTTCGTTTGCTGCTCGTTTTGCCACAACATGATAGCCATAATCTTCCATTTGTTTTAAGGCTCTCTTTTCTTGGCCTTTTGCAACTTCAAGTCTAAATTCGTTGATGTTGTGGTTTTTCAAATAATCCCATTGCTGGCTTCGCTTCATGCTTACGGGCCTTTTATCGCCCTCAAGCACATCAAATCCTTTGTTCCAAATGCAAACATTATCACTTATGTGAAAGAACGCACGAACGCCTTCATCGGTTTCCTTATAGGTTTTCACGCCATCTTTTCCAACAGTAAAAAGCTCTTTTTCTTTTGCGCCAGCTCCACCACCGCCGCCAGATTTTACCCTTGTCGAACTTCCAGAGCCTCGTTTACTCATTCTTGACACTCTCCTTTCTGCGTTTTCGCTCTTCTGCCCACCACATTTGCTCTTTTTCTTTTCCGCCCTTGGATTTATACCACTCGGTGTAATCCATGACGGGGGCGGTCTCTTTGGTCACATTGTCCCGCTGCATGGCGTTCTGCCGGGGATACTTGCCCAGTGCAGAGGACAGCACACAGCGGCAGTGGTAAACCATCTCCGGCGCTGCGTTGGGGTCGCCGGGGCGCTGAATCTCGTAACCCATGACCTTGAACGGTTCGTCAAGCTCTGCCGTCTGCTGGTCAAGCAGGCGGTGCATTTCACGGGTGCGGTAGTCGTGGGTGGAGTTCCAGCGCTTTTTGACCTCGATGCCCAAAGCCTGAGCGTTTCTCATCTGCTGCAAAGCCCCGGCGTTCTGGGCGCTGGTAAGGGCTGTGATGGCGTTGTTCGTGGCCCAGTGGATCTCTGTATCAGCCATGCCGTTGACGGCCTGCACAGCGATGTCGTGGACGCTTTTGCCCTGCACGATGCCCTGCATGACGTAGCGGTTGAACACCCGGGCGTCATAGATGCGGTTGCTCTCGCTCTTGATGCGCTTGTTTGGCACCATGCGGGGGTTCTCCTTCAGCAGCAGCTTGACCGCTTCGGTGTTGTACAGGGTCAGCCCGAACGTCACGCCTGCGGCCTGTTCCAGCTCGTAGAAGGCCCAGTTTGCGCCAAAAGAAAAGATGTTGTATTGCTCGTCCCGGGCCAGCTTGTAGGCCGTCTCTTGGGCTGTGGTGCAGGTCTGGGTGATGCCGTCCAGCTTCTGGCGCATCAAATCGGATTGAAACACCTGATTTTGCAACCAGATGCGGTATTCGTCCTCGGTGATCTCGCCTGCATCCAGCTGCGCCCGCTTGCGCTCGTCCAGTTGCTTATATTTTGCAAGAAACTCGGTCAGCTGCTCCTGCATCTCCCGGCGGGCAGTGCCGTACACCCTCAGGATACGGCGGCGCAGGCGGTTCAGCTGGCGGGTAGAAATGCGGTCACGGTCGTTCATTGTTTTCCCCGGCGGGTCCCCATTTGATGTTTCCGAGTTCGTCAACGCCTACTGCGCGGACTTTTGGCTCGTCCCAATCAATCGTGGTCGGCTGCATCAATTCGACTGCATTTGCAAACCGCTTCAAAAGTTTCCTGTCGTTTTCGTCCAGCTCAATAACAAACTTTCCGATGATGTTTTCAGCCATCGTCTTCGTCCTCCTCGTCCACGGTCTCCCGTGTTGCGCTCTCAGCCATCAGCGCGGCCTTGGCCTGCTCCTTTTGTTCCGGGGTCAGGTTGGGTAGCAGGTCAATGGCCACGTCCCGCCCGATGATCGGTGCCTCAGAAATTACCGTTGCGACCTGCTCAGCTGTGTTGGTGATCTTGCTGCGGTTGAATGCCGGCATAGCATTGTCAAATCCAGCCAGTGCGCAGATCTGCCGGATGAACGGCTTTACCTGCGCCTCGAAATCGTCCGCGTTCTGGTTCAGCGGCTCATAGGCCGCATCCAGATGGTCGTTGGTGCTGTCCGCGCTCACGCAATGCACGTCTAGCCCGCCGAAGTCCTCATACACCCGGGTGTGGAGTAGCTCCAACAGAGCCTGCCGTGCCGTCACGGGGATCTCGGTGGTGTAGGGAGTGATTTTGCCGCCCTCGCTTGTGTCTGCGCCTGCAATGTGGTACAGATTCAGCTTGACAAGGAACTCCTGCAGCTCGTCATCGGTCATGCCGTTGAAGTTCTCGCACAGCCAGTAGATCTGCGAAAAGTCCTGCAAGTCATTGCAGAAGCCGGACATCACAAGATCGGTGTTGTCAATGTAGGCTTTCAGCCCAACAAGTGTGCTCTGATGCAGGTCTGAGCCCCACAGCGGCACAATGGGAAGTGCGCTGTAGTTTTCTCCTTCTACGCTTTCCAGCCCGCCGCCGGGTGTGGTGACGGTCACGCTCTTGTATGCCTGCTTCGGCACGGTCTCCTGCATCGTGCTTCCGATTTTGCTTTCCGTGTACTCAGTGAAGCCGTCCAGCTCGTACAGGATATAGTGCATATCCGTGTCCGGGTTCAGCCGCCAGAAGCGCACGCCCGCCTGCAAAAGGCCTGTCTTTTCATCGTACAGGGGCGCGAACTCGGTCAGCTTGAAAACCACCAGATGGTCGTTGTTCCAGAATCCGAAGCTCTCACCGTGGATCAGGGCGAAATATCCGGCCTTCTGGATCTGCTCGTCAAAGTTCTGCCCCAACCTATCCTTGTCCACGCCATCGTCCGCAAAGACCACGCCGTTGCCGAGGGAGTAGGTCGCTCTCTGTTTGTTGAGCCGCCGGAAAAGATTGCTCTTGACCATATCGGGGTGTGGGGTGTCCTGCTTAGTGTTTTTGGACAGGCGTTTCAGCATCAAAGCGTAAGCCTGTGCGAAGCGTTCAGCCCCCGGGTTTTTCTGGGCGTCGTACAGGTCGGCGTCCAGCGCCATCTTGTACGGCCCGGAAGTGCAGTGCTGCTGCACGAATCGCCGGATAAAATCAGGCTGTTCCCCGGCGGCTTGCGCCTGCTGGAAGGTCTGGAATGTGTATACAGTGCTCAAAATCAATCCCTCAGTTTCACAAGGCGCTTTGTGCGCACGAAATAGCGGATAGCGTCCATGCAGTGGTCGTTGACCTTCAGCACGGTGTCGTCTTTATCTGGATCCCAAGCGTACACGCCGAACTCTTCCAGCGTGTGCTTGCAGTCTTTGTAGATCTTCAGCCGCCCGGTCTGCAGCATGGTCTGCACGTCCAGAATGCCGCTCAGAACGTCGTTGTTTGCGGGGGTCTGGGTAAAGCCGTTCTTGCGCAGTTCCGTAATCAGGGGCAGTGCAGAGGGGTCAACGATGATCCTCTCCGGCTTGAGACCATTCAGCCACGCCTTGAGGTCTGTGACGTACTCTCCCACGGTCTTTTGCCGCTTCTGTTCGCGGCCGCTGTAGTAGTACTCCCGGGTGACGATCCAGCAGTCTGCATCTGCCTGCTTCTGGAGCAGCAAAAAAACCGTTGCGTTCTGGGTGCCGAAGTCGCACGCCACATAGGCGCTCTTTGGTGACAGCTCCGGCAGCTCATCAACGACGTGCTTCTTGCGGTCGAACATGTCATAAACAAGACCCTCGGCCACCGTCCACAGGCCCAGAATGAAACGCTGATAGAAAACGCCGCTGTACTGGCTGCGGTAGCGCTCTTTGATGTCCTCGGAAAGTGACAGGTTGTCGTCCATCGTGAAATGGAGATACATCATCTTGCGGGAACGGCATTTCCGCACCCACTCGAGATAAAACCAATGCTGCGGGCTGCCCGGGTTGCAGTTGAACCAGAATTTTGACCCGGTGACAGAGCAACGGGCTGTGGCCTGATTGACGAAGCTCTGCGGCATCAGGGCCACCTCGTCGAAGAACGCGCCCGCAAGGGTGATGCCCTGGATCAGGTCTTGGCTGCTCTCGTCCTTGCCTCCAAAAAAGTAAAACTCGTTGGCTTTGCCGCCCTTGCTGACGGTCATGCAGTTTTCGGCCCGGTGCTCCTTGACGTTGTAGCTACGGGCTGCAAGCTGTTGCTTAAGCGTCCCCAGCACGTTGCGACGGAAGCTGGCGATGGTCTTGCCACACATGGCAAACTGCTGGCCGCTGTAGCAGGTCATAGCCCACTGAACGAACGAAAAGCTCATAGCAAAGGTCTTGCCCGAGCGGATAGCGCCATCTGCAATGATGCCGTTGTAGCCGCTGTATGCGCTCTGCGGTGTCCACCAGCTCAAGACCTGCTTTTGCCGCTGGCTGAGGGCTTTCCAGCGAAAACCGTTACTTTTCCGCATGGTCGTCCTCTTCCTCCGGCAGCATGTCCACATCATCCGGCTGGCTGAGGTCTGCGGCGGCATTCAATGCCTTTATCAAACCATCATCGTGACGCTCTTCCTGCTCCGCTTCTTTCGGCTTATCGCTCCAACCAAAATTAACTTGCAAGCTGAATCTTGCGCCGCCGTTTCCGTCACGATCATAGAGCCGTTCTTCGGCGTATCTCTCGCATCGAAGCTTCGCGCGCGTTATCGTGTCAGAAAACTCGGGCTTGCCTTGATAGTCAATCAAAGATTGCCGAGACTTAAACCCCAATGCTAAAGCCAAGCCAGTGACTGTTTCTGGGCGTTCGTCGATCTTTATCACGTTCCCGTATTTGTCTAAAACAGGCTTTCCGGTTTCGTCTTCTAGGACGCTCCCTTCGCAGCTTTTGAAGAACTCTTCGATTTTTTTCTCAAGTTCTTCTTTGCTCTCAAAGATGGGCGGTCTGCCTATCCTTTTGTTTTTGCTGTAGGCCACCGCCACCACCTCTCTAAACTCATGCAAAAGAAAAACCGCCCGGAAAATCCGAACGGTCAAAATATCGAATGTGCCGCCAGCCGGATTCGAACCGGCACCCACGGAATGGATGTGCGCAGTGGTTGGCTGTGCAGTGATGTTCCCGTGGTATCACCAATGTTGTCCCGCCTTAAATGAGCGGCGCTCTGCCAGTTGAGCTATGACGGCATATAATAAGAGGCTTTGCTTGTCGGGTTCAAAGCCTCTGCGTCCAGAACTTTCGCGGCTGGATGCCCCGCTATTGCACTCCCCGCTCTCGTCAGATCATGCAAGCACTCCCGGCAGGACTCGAACCTGCAACATGCGGTTTTGGAGACCGCTGCTCTACCACTTGAGCTACCGGAGTATAAAACACCGCCCTTGGACTCGAACCAGCCAGCAATATCTCAGCTGACACGCGCTCCAAACTGCGCTCAGGCGGCCATATAAAACAGCCCCGGTTCTCCGCCGGGGCTGTTGTTTGACGCACATCCCGTCGGGAAGCCTACCCACACCCTCGGGGATTCAAAGCCTTCTCTCGTGGCACGGGAGGTTAAGCGTGCAGCTTTGTGGGGGGATGAGTCCATGCGTCATACGGTGCGAGGTTACGGAGTCGAACCGTTCCACAAAACTGCCAGCCTGTTATGTGACTTCCCAAACCTCGCATAGAAGCAGCCCGCAAAACGGTGAAGGAGAACAGGAAAGCATGAAAACCTGTTACAAGGAAGGGACCGTTCTGGAAGCTGCGTGGCAAGCGGCCACCGCTTAGCGCTGAACCGCTTATTAAAATTTTACATCTAAGCTTGCAGACTTGAAAAGAGCTGACCCATGCCAAAATCACGCTGTGTTTTCTTGTGCATATTGTACATTCTGCACGTCAGAAAACTCGTCCCATATCTCGGCCAGAGCCATGCATCCGCGTTTAATTCGCCGGTAGACCACCTCTGCCCCGCATACGCCGACTTCTTTTGCGATTTCCTTGTGAGACTTGCCGATGATATAGTGCTCGCAAATCGCTTCGGCGCATTCCGGCTCGGCTATCAGGCAGTATGCCCGCCGGGTGGCCTCGACACGCAGATTGCACAGGTCCGTCTCCATCCTCTGAAGCTGTCGGCGCTCGGTGTCCAGCTGCTCTACAGCGAAGCCCACCTTGTCCCCATTGCCACCACCCGCAGGCATCCCGCTCAGGCTCTGGGTGCATTTTTCGGCCACGTCCCGGATGCGCTGTATTTTTTGCTTCTGGACTTCGATAGCTGCCGCAAGGTCGCGGCACTGCTGAAACCACGCCTTGACGGCGCGATAGTCCACGCCGCTGTCAGGCTTTGGCGTGTTGGTGTCAGGTGTGCGAATCATTGGCATGCCTCCTGTAGTAATCCATATCGACAGCTTGTCCGCAGCAGCGGCAATATGCAACCGGTTTGCTTTCGCTGGCATATCGGTTTGGCGCGTTGCATTCTGGGCAGTTCCACCACCCGAAAGATGCATCGTCCGTGTTCGGCCACCGAATGCGTTGCTTCTCAAGTGCCGCTTCAATTTCTTTTTTATTCTGGGCAAAGTATGAAACATCGCCCGGCGCGATTTGGAATCGAACACAAATCTGTCTAAAATTACTGTCCCAGATTTCGATACACAGTTCGGTTAGGACGCCCAAAAGACAAATCATTATGCCGAATCCGCCGACGTAGCAAAGCGTTGCGCCGATGACGGTAAACACTTGATTCATCATTTTCCCTCCATTTCTTCAATCTCAATTTCGACCCTTGGGTTCTTCCGATCAAGCTCCACCCGGCTGCCATCGTGGGCGGCAACGATCTTGCTGTTGTCGTCTTCCAGCACTCCGGCTCTCACCAGAATGTCCGTTGTAGCCTCGATGAGGTTTGCCAGATCGACCCGGCGGGCTGTCTTCATGTAGTACACGCACCTCACGTTCACGCGGGCAGAAATGGGGCTGCGCGGCCTTTTGATTTGCCGCAGGCAGTCCGTCTCATAATCCACGTAAGCCTTGCTAGGGGCCACAAAGCGCCCGCCTGAGCGGCTTTTGAGGATGCGGGCAGAGTTTTTCTTGGTGCGCGGGTCGCCGTAGAGGGTCAAGTACATTGTACACCACCCCTCTTGTGCTCCATCCAAAACGCATTGTTCATGCGCTTGCAGTTCGCTTTATCTTTTTGCGCTTTTCGGCCTTTTGCAATGCGTTCGCAGAGGTCGTAGTAGTGCTTTTGGCAGTAGTTTTTACCCGGAATCGCCATGCTGTCGCACCACTGGCATTGGCCTGTCTCCTTGAAATGGCGAGAATGTTTTGAATGCCATTCTCTGTCCCATCTGCGATATTTAATAGCGCATTCTGAGCACATTGTCTTCCCGCATTCTGCTTTACGTTTACCGCATCGAAAGCACATTCCACTGGCTTTTAGTCGTTCTCTGCGTTCCTTCTGGTAAGAGTTCACTTGTGTCCTGTCTTTGTTCTTGCGCCTGATTCTGTCCGTTTCACGCTGTTTTTCAAGACACTCATCGCACAGTACTCTGCCGGGAGAAGCCTTTGCATGCCTACATGCCGGGCAGATTCCATGCTCTTTGTACCATACGTAATCCTCATGGTTTGGCATGAGCTTCGCTCCCCTTTAACATTTTTAGGACATCTTCTGCGGTGCGGTAGCCCATCACGCCACCATGACCAAGCAAGGGTTTGCCCATCACTTCCAGCAGTCCGTCCTGCCAGCCATAGGAATAGGGCGTACAGATTGCGTCCCAACGGTACTTTCCGTTTTCCGTCACAACGATCTGTTCTCCGCCCATGTATTCGCGGTCGTAGGTGTGTTCGACGCCCATCTCTGTGAGGGCAGCGTCCAACTTTTGCATTTCTGTCGTTGCCATGTGTCAGTCCTCCTTTTTCGGTTCAGGCACAGCTTTCATCTGTCCGCTCCTCCGTTCGCTCCCATGTACTTCTTACGGCCCCGCTCCCGGTGACGATCCTCATAATCGTAGCGGTATACAACGCCACGGTCGGTCATCCGCTTAGTATAAGCGAGGTCTGCGGCACGCTGGCGCTTAAACTCGGCGTACTTGGGGCAGGTGTCGTGGCACACCGGGTGCCGAGTGGGGCAGTCTTTACACGGCGTCATCGTCATTTCAACACCTCCGTCCTCACCGGCTTGATGTCCCGATACTCGGGGTAATGATCGCCCGCCAGCTGGCAGGCGCGAAACTCCCCCCCCCCCCCCGTGCCCCCCGCCGCCCGGCGCGCCGCGCGCGCCGGCGCGCCGCGCCGC